CCAGAAAGGCATCCCACAGCGCATCCTGCCCGGTGGTATCGCCTTCAGCCAGATTGCCCTCAAGCTTCCCGCTTGCGCCGCGGATGCCGGCGATAAAGGTCTGCCACAGCAGCGGATCGGCATCATCGGTAAAGGCCGTGGTCTCTTTGGTTGGTCTCTGCATGTCCAATGACCACTTGGTAATCTCATGGATCAAGGCCGTGCCGATCTTGGCATTGCCTTTCGATCCGAATACGGGCGTGCTAGACATTTATCATCTCCCTGACACGAATTCGATAGCGATCCGTGCCATGCATTAATTTGATGGATGTACTGTCATCTGACATGGCGTTGCCAGCGTCAAAGGCGATTGTGCCGGAGTAGTGCGGCATAGAGAGATCCACGCCATTATCCGGTCCGTTGAGTGTGTCGTACAGCGCTCCTCGTATCGTCGCCAGCTGCTGTTTGCCGCTATACTTCGACCAGGTATGAATTGCGAGCGTGATATTCTGCCCAGGAGCCCCAAAGACATTGAAGGGAGCCATGGTCGTCTCGCCCAGGACAACATGCGGAAATGTCGCAGTTGGCGGGATATTGTTCAGGTCATAGATGCCTGAAACAATCCCTGCAAGGGTGGTATTGGCTGTGAGTAGCGCATAAACCGCTTCCTGGACTTCTGACTCTGCAATCACGTGTTACACCACCTTGATACTCTGGCATTCCGCCACAAGCTGGCCCTGATCGGCTTCAAATGCGTTCGTTAAAAACGGACGAGCCGCCATTTTGTACGTGCCATTGTGGACAAATGGTCCATAATACACGTCCGTCCCCACTTGCCGAAGGAACTGCCCACCATCGAATACCTGGATAGATGCCTGGAGCGTGCCGCCGACGTAGCCAGGCTTGCCAGTGCTTTCAGGCGTGCCGACCGGGCAATTGGTCTGCGCATCCTCCTGCGTGACGCCTGCGACATTATCAAGCGCTTGCTCGGTGCCTCTTTGAATGTTTGCAAGTGCATCTCGCATGTTCGTCTGAGCTTGAGCCAATCCCCTGACTCTCACTGTTACTCTGCTCAATCGCCCACCTCCTCGCGAAGCGCTACAACACGTCTGACAACCTCATAGGTCGTTGGATCTTGCAGGTCCAGGATCGTGTACAGATCGGTCCCATTGACTCTGATCTTGTCCGTCCGCAAGATAGCGGTCAGTCTGGGCAACATGATCGTTTTCGTGATACGAGCAACCAGCTGCTGGGCCTGGATGAGCGGACGTGGCGCCTGGTCATCAATCACCATGCAAGGGATAGGGTCAGGATTAATGGCGTTATACTGATCAGGGCCACTGCCACCTTGCGTGTCCTGCACTGGGTTACTTCGCAAGATATCGCACACGTCTTTGAATGCGAGATCCTGGGCCCACGCGCCGACGTCCTGGAGCTCAGAATCCGCAAAGATCGACCTTTTCGAAGCACCTCCAACCAGGCTCGTTATAGTCCAAATTGATCTGACCCATTTGGAAACTTGGGCCGCCTCCGACGTCGTAACCCAGCTTCAAGAGGCGTTCCTCTGCATCCTGGGCCAGCTGCTGCACCGCTTTAAATGCTTGTGAACGGTACGCAAACACGGTATTGTTGCCCACATTCACATCAAACTTGATGCTCAGCATGCGTTCAAACCGCTTCAATGCGTAGTAGTCCAGCAGCGCAAGATAGGCAATAACCTTGCTTTGGTCCACATCAGCTGTGGATAGATCCGTTTCCTGGATGCCCAGGAGCCGCAACGACATATCGATTGCTGTGTTATATGCAGCAGTGACCTGATCTGTGCTCAATTTGGCATCATCGGCCATCTGCTGATATTCACTTGTCAGATAGGTTGTTGCGGCCGTGCGATCCATTTATTTGTTGCCCTTCTTGGCCAGGACGGTGCCCTCGTCATCAATCTCCTCGCCATTGGCGTTGACCTTGACGCCATTGACGATATACAGTCCGCCAGGGAAGGGCGCTTCGTCCAACTTCTTTGTTGGCTCAACGGCCTGAGGCGCCTGATCCTGAGCATTTGGGTCCTGAGCATTTGGATCTTTGATATTGTTGCCATTACCAGCCATATGTATCACCTCACAAATGAGCTAAAAAGAACGACGACAGAACGACTACAGTGACCATGCCGCCGGCGCGGTATACGAGCTGTGTGTGGTGTCCAGACACGCGCCGTTGTTGCGCTGGAATACGCCAATGCCATATTCGCGCTCCATATAAGTGGCCATCAACGGGTATGCGTCCAGCTGTGCCGCAATGCGGAGCGAACCGCGGTCAACAGTCCCGGCAGTCGGGCGGGTGCGCATGCGAAGTGGTTTGGGCGCAAGCGTATTGAACGCGAACAGGTACCCGGCTGGGACCCAGGGCTTCACCCAGACTTCAGCTTGGTTGAAAATCCCGATCGGACGGTTGTAGATGTTCAACACGTCGAGCGGGGTCCCCAGCGCGTTATTCTGGGTGATGCTCGGAGTGATACGCGCGTCCCAGTAGGGGGTAAACCCGGTAAAGCCGCGGATGGTCTGTTCCTGGGCCCGGTTGATGTTGACCCTGACCGAACCGGTATTGAAGTGCTCGACGATGGTATCGATGAGCGCCTGCACGTCACTGGCCGCGAATGAGGCCGTCCCCAAATAGTGCGTGTGGGTGTTGAAGTTGAACGTATTACCGTACTGATCCGGAGGAATATACGTCCCATCGGCATTGAGAAGCGCTCTCAAAGGAAGCGTGATATTATCGACGAAACGATCCTTGTAGGTCAAATTGTTCGTGGGGTTGAACAACGCGGCCCTGATCGTCGCCAGGCGGTCGCGCAAATCCGCGTCCGTGCAAGCGGTCACAACCTGCTCCAGGTCCCCAATGGTGCGTGTCTCCATGAAGAGCTTTGTGACGCCATAAGCCACCTGGCGGAGGCGAAGGGGCAGGCCCATCATGGTCGGGCTGACCTGGATCTTCTGCACGTCCGGGCGCGAATACTCATCGCTATCCTGCATGCTCAGCTCGTCATTGGAGCCCCAGGTCATAAACCTATCGGTAGTCGGCTCGAGGAGGTCCCCGGATATCTCGTCCATGATCCGGTTGTGCGCGTCGAGGAAGATCTGCAGTTGCTCATAGAGCGTATTCGGGTCATACAACCCGATATAGTCGTTAGCGGCCGCGCGCCGTCCGCCAATCGTGTCAAAAATGGATAAAGTGCCAAAGCTCATCTGGCTATTCTCCTTTCAGGCAAATAGCCTAGAAACTTCGGACCAACTCAATACGAGTCGCGTCAACAACGTAGCCGATTGGATTGACACCACCAGTCGTAGCGGTATCGGAGAGCCCGCCCGCGTTGGTGTCCAGGTAGACCAGCGTACCAGGCGTCAAACCAGCGCCATAGCGGAAGCGGACGCCATAGTAGAGGGATAGCGGTTCGCCGGCTGGACAGTCGCCAGCAGCGTAGCCACACACGACGGCAGCCGCGCCTGTTGCGGTGCCCGATGAGCGCCACACTTTACCGTCTGAAGACTTGATGTAGCACGCGTCCCCGGCGGTGATCGCCTCGCCCGCATAGAGCCCGCTCAGAGAGTGCTCAGCGTCTGGCGCCGGGGTGCTGATGCTCACCGGGGTCACTTTTGAGATAGAAGCCATTGTTCCTCTTTCCCCGCTTGTAAAGAGCGGTTATGAGATGCATTTTTATGCGCCGTATTTGCCAGAGGCGCGCAATTTCTCGTAGTAATTGTTGCCTTCAGCAGGCTGCTGGCTCGGGCGCGGATTGGGAGCATTGCCGGGCTGAGTGGCGCGGGCCTGCTGCTGCAATTTCTCGATGAGTGGCTTGGATTTCTCCAACCAGGCCAGTCGCTGCTCGATCGGTGCATCTTCCCCTGGATCGAAGGTTTTGACCTCGGCGGGCCAGTCCTTGATCTGTGTCTTGATCTGCTGGCCAACCAGCTCTGCCAGTTGGGAATAGCGCTCGGCAACGGGCTCAAGCTCTTGCACGCGGGCTTCATGCTTCTCAGCAAGCTCTTTGTACTGCCCCTGCTCTTTGAGTTGCTTGTCAAGTGCGGCTTTCGCGTCTGCTTCCTGCTTCCTCGCTGCCTCTTCGTATTTCTTCAGCTTGATCCGGTTATCAGCAGACTCTGCACGCAGCTTGCCTACAATCTCTTCTAAATCCGCACGGGATAAGGGTGCCTGTTGTTGGTTCGGAGTCTCGTTCGGTGCCTGACCGTCAGAGTTGGGCGCCTGGCCCTGGGGGTTCTGATTAGGTGCCTGACCGTTCTCAGAACTATTTGAT